GCTTATGCTGCGCGGGATCGTCAGCTATTTCATTCTCCGCATAGTCAACCGTAAAAAAGTACTTTGCAGGATAAAAATTTCCGTCAATTTTTGCCAGCCACGGACAAGGGGTGCAACGATCCAGCACATAAACACTATGATTATAAGAACTGCAATCCCAAGGCTGACAAGCCCATGTCGGCATTGGGTCAGGCCAGCCCTCGTAATCGGAGTCACCCGCAAGAGCAGTGATTGGCATCCTTGCCCACATCGCGCCGCCGTGGACGTTAGGCTCATCATCTTCACACTCCGCTCCAGTAAAAATAACCTGAAAGCTCAGACATCTAGTCGGCATAGTGGTGACGGCGATAGCCATCGCATGAATAAACTCACCATGATACTTCTCATGGTTGTGAGTGTATTCCTTACGAACCCAACATTTAAAGTAGGGAATGTTGGATTGCAGATAAGCCACTACCTCCTGCCAAACAACCCTGAGTTTTTATTAGATGGTTTCTTAACCGAGCCGCCCATACGCATACCGGGAGCTACTTTTTTGATCGTGCCGCCCTTGTTCATTCCCGGTCCTTTTTTCTTGACCGTACCACCTTTATTCATGCCCGGACCTTTCTTCTTTACGGTCCCGCCTTTGTTCATGCCCGGACCTTTCTTCTTTACGGTCCCGCCTTTATTCATTCCCGGCCCTTTTTTCTTGATAGTGCCGCCCTTGGTAGTCATCATTGGCTTTTTCTTTTTGGTATGTCCGGGCATAATCGCTCCTCCATCTCTTGCAAAAGTTTTTACATTCGTTGGTTTACCACCAACCCCTTGTTTTTTCGCTCGTTTTCTACGAACCGCCGATTTAATTTCTTTGTCGCTCATCCTAGCAGCTTTCGCGGCAGGAACACATTTAGGGTATTTTCTTTTGCGGTCTTTTTCTAACTTGGATCTTCCGCATTTAGCAAAGCCACCACCCTTTTTTCGGGAGCCAATGTCTACCCAATCCTGTTTGAACCACTCTGTCAGACCACCTCTAGGCTTTGCCATGCGCCTTCCTAATAGCTTCTTTGCCCTTCTTGAATATATTAGCGATACCCGTCTTGCCCATAACCTTTGCTCTCTGCTCACCCACCGTCAATATTTGTATTTTACGAGCAAATGGCTTGTCTATCCGTTTAACCTTCCTTACCGTTGCGTCAGCGTCCTTCATTGTTGAAAACTTTATCCTAACCGTGTCCTTCGGGTTTTCATCGGTATACAGCCTTCGACCAGACCCTTTTGGTTTTTTGCCTGTGCCAACCTTGGGATCGCGCTTTTTCTTCATTAGCTTCTAGGGACTCTAGTTCTCTTCTGACGGTTGGGCATGATTGCCCCACAGCCTCTGGATTGAACCGTTACCGAGCCGCCGTTTCTCATCTTTTTTGCCATGCTTTTAGCGATGGCTGTACCTCGCGCTCTCTCGTATTTACTTATTTTACCGTCTTTGTTTAGGTCGCTTTTCTTTGCGTCAAAACCAACAGGACCGCCCTCCGCTTTCTTTGCTCCCTTATACTTACCGCCCATTTTCTTATATTGAGAAACCATATAAGAATTTGCGTAGGCAGACGGGTATACCTTGAACTTTCTTTTTGCCATCGCCTTGGCTTTACGGTACAGCGAGGGGTTCGCCACATTGTCTGGAATGTTGTCCTTCTTCTTCGCAGGACCACCATTTTTTAATTTGATTGACTCCAGAGTTTTAGCTTGTTGGGCATGAGTATCACTAGCTTTCTTCAAGCCTTTTATCACTTTTTTCATTTTCTTTTCTGCCATGTTTACCTCAGTGCTATTCTGCCAATGGGCATATTTTTGAAAGCTGGTGGTGGAGCTATCCCTGCTTGTTGCTGTGCTGGGTTCATTTGTTGCGGCTCAGGTTGTCCCGTGACCGCCCTCCTTTGCACGTTTGTAACAGGAGCCACAGTAGCCCCCGCTCCAGTGATCGGCGCAATTCCTGTTTGCGTTCTATCTGCCACATAGTTTTGGAACTCGGCTGCGCCCTCAGTGGTTGGTAAGGTGCTGATACCGCCTTGACCTAGCGGGTCCATACCTCCAACTCCGGGTCCAACAGATACAGTCGGAGCTTGGACGTTTGTTATTGGTTGCTGGGGTAAACCAGCCAGCACCTCTTCAGTAATTTGTTTTCTCAAAGCCTCAGTGTCTACCTGTTGAGGAATAGATTGTTGTATCTGTGTTATTTGCTGCTGAAGCGGGTCTATCGCTCCTGTGATTGCAGCCTGTCGTTGTGCCTCGATGTTTGCGGGGTCTAACTGTGCTTCCTGCAAAGATTGAATCTGGCTTTGCAGTCTCTCGCGCTGACCAGTGGCGGCTGTGATAGCATCCTGTAGCATACCGCCTGTTTGCTCAAAAGCTGCTTTGAGTTGTTGGAAGTCCTCTTCCGTCACTGTGGAGCCTTTAATCGCTTCTAATTCATCAAATAATTGTTTTCTTTCGTTAGAGGCTGTGTCTTGAAAAGATTGTGCGTTAGCGCTGATCTCATTGATCCTGCTCTCAATCTCATCAACGGGAATATTGCCGACCTGACCGCTTAGATCGGCTATCTGAGTCTCAAGAGCAGAAACCAACTGGTCTCGCTCATCTCTCAGTAAATTGGTTTGTGAGGTGTTTTCGTCAGCCACAGACTGTGAGACAGAATCAAGTTGACTCTGTAAACCATCTATATTCTGTTGAATGGCATCCACTGAGCCGCGCTGCGCCTCTCTGAGTTCATCTGATAATTGACTCTGCTCATCTCGCAAAGTAGAGGATATGTTATCGAGATTACTGTTTAGGTCTCCAATCCTACCCTGCAAATCACCAATGATGCTGCCTTGTCTTTCTTCCAGACTACCTAACGCAGCGGTTTGCTCTTGCCTAAGAGCATCTTGTGATTGTTTTAGTTCGTCTTTTGCTTGAGATAAATTCTGCTCTAGGGTGTCAACAATCTGTTGTCTCTGCTGCTGGGCATCAGTTCTTTCTTCTATACCCTGATCTCTGAGTGTTTGCGTTTCTTCAGCTAAAGACGATTTAACATTGTCTAGTTGATCCTCAAGCGCTTTCACCACTTGAGAGCGCTCTGCCACTAAAGATGAACCTAAGTCGGCTGTCTCTTGTCTGAGCGTGTCTCTGAGATCTGTTATGGCGGTTTCTCTTGCTTGAGTTTGTGATTGCTCTGCCGCAGCTTGCTGCTCTAAAAGATCTTTGAACTGCCGGTTCAATCTGTCCGTGGACTCCTGATAACTTGTAGGAGAGGAAGTGGTTAGTCTTTGTAATTGTGTGTCAGGCGATGGACCTCTGTCGAAAACAGGTCTGTTTAATAAGTAATCCTGTAACCCAGCGTAAGGGCTTGCTGCTGATTGATAGTCTAAATAAGATTGATCAAAATCAGATATCGCCATTTTTCATCACCATTTCGAGCATGACCAATAGCGAGGAGTGAGCTTATCCTTGGCTGTTGCACATTTATGCCTAGCCCTGAAACTGGCTCTTCGCTCTGGTATGTTCTTTTTAATCTTCATATTCGGATCTCCAAAGCGAACCAGCTTGACCTGATCGCCTTGTCGAGCCAAAACAGCAAACTTCTTTTTTGCATTGGGAGTTCGCTTTGGTTTGTTGAACCCGGAGAAAGACTCGCCCCTGTAGGTGACTCTCCCTCCCTTGGTTCTCTTAACGTCCTTGCTTGAAGCCATCAGCCATACTTTTTGATCAGTTCCAAGATAACCATGTATGTATCCCCTGAACTGTGGCCCGTGGTGCTGAAGAGAATATCTCCAGTTTTCCCACTGCCAGCATTGTTGGGAATCGCTGTAAAGTTATCATAATACTCATCGCCGGTACTATCAGCCGGTAATCCAATCGCTAGTGCGTTTGATGTGGCATCGAAATCCAACTTTACTGACATACCCACGGTAGCCCAATAGATACGTTGGATATGAACTTCGCTACAAGACCGCCCTTTGTCATCCTTGGATAAAGCCGAAACGTCAACCTTAACCACGTTGCTTTCACCAGTGCCATCGCTGACATTAGTGAATCTCAGGACAGCCGTTCTTTGACCGTCCTGAATCGTTTGACTTGCAACTGTGTCAGCCATGTTGCCTCCTTAGAGTTCTGTCGAAGCAGTACGCTCTTTCATTGCGGTGACGTAATCGATGGTCATCACTTTAGCAGCCGCTGCTCCATTCTGAATACCAAAGCTCACAGTCAGCTCTTCGTCATCTGGTGCGTTTGTAGATACCACAGTGCCGACCTCTGCATTATTTTGAAAAACGTGAAACAGTTGATCTCTGGGATCGTAGACAAAACCAACAGTCATAAAGGTGTCATCAGCCATTGCCGTTGGTAAGTCCAACGTGCTTTGGGTGCTGTCTTTCTCAACGATGAACTGCAAGGTTGTGCTGCCGTCAGTCAACAGAAAGAAGATGCCGTCCGTGACGTTTAAGGGTGAAGTGTCTGTCAGTTGCAGACCCATAACCACATCACTCGCATCTGCGTCCGAGGTCTTGAACCTTGCGTTGAACGCCAGTTGCTTACCGGCTTCGTATTTGAATCCCTCTTTGACTAACTGCAAGAAGTCGTTGTCGTTATCTGCATCGTCGTTGGTTAAAACCAGAAGACCGCCATCACCATCTCCAAGCGCCTCTGAAGCGTTGCCAGAACCTCCCTCTGTGGTAGTGATCG